GCTCGCCTCCAGCCAGCCCAGCTCACGACACGCAATCATCAGGGCCGACGCCAGCGTGCTTACGGCGTCCAGCGGGTCGGTCGGGTCGATACCCTCGATTATTTCCGCAATGGCAATGTCGGCGGCCTCGCTCTCAATGTCCTCGGCTGTGACGGATGGCTCCCAACCTTCGCTCCAATCAGGGCCAATCAGCTTGGACAGCAGCGCTTCGGTGTCTTCGCTCACATAACCCTTGGCAATACCGAGATATGCCTCATTCAGTTGGTCGGTCGAGAAGCCCGAGACCTCGCCCGTTGTCTGTGCGGCAATGAGTTTGGTTAGCTCGGCCAACAGAAAGTTGTCTTTTGTGGTTTGCAGCATGATTTTCCTTAGTTACGGTATGCACGCAATATATCGCGCACGATGCCTGACCTAATGATGTCGTCCTCGGTGAACTCCACCACGGACACACCGGGGATGCGCTCCAGCCGATGCACGGCATCATTCAAGCCGCTGGGGCCGTGCAGGTCACACTGATCTGGGTCGCCGTCCACGACCACGGTGCAGTTCTTGCCGATTCGCGTGAGGAACATTTTCATTTCTTCCGGGGTGCAGTTCTGCGCTTCGTCCAAAATCACAAACGCATTGTTGAAGGTGGCCCCCCGCATGAATGCCAGCGGCTGCGGAAAAATGGTTTCTGTCTTGAGCGCGTACTCGTATTGCGTCAACCCCATGCGCTCTATCATGACCTCCCGAAATGGGGCCAGGTAGGGGAAATACTTCTCTTCAAGTTCACCCGGCAGAAAGCCAAAACCCGCACCTACCTCAACATTGGGGCGGGTGATGATGATCTTTTCAATCTCTTTGCTTTGCAGCAGGTCCGCAGCGTAGGCCGATGCCACGTAGGTCTTGCCCGTGCCAGCAGGCCCAATGGCGAAGATAAGCTGTGAGCTTTGCAGCGCGTGGATGTAGCACCCCTGCGCTTGCGTCTTTGGCTCCAATGGGTCAGGCTTCTTGCGCCGGGTGGCATGGTACGTTGGCTTCTCTGACGTGGCCTCGATGTCAAACCGTGCTACTCGGGATTTTCGCGTGCGCTCAGGACGTTTTGCCATTGGTTGCCTAGTTGGTTAAGGTTACGGGAGAACCCCGTGCTGCGAGAATTACCTGTCTTTCACCCACTGCCACCCCGACCACACCACCGCACCCAGAAATAGAGCGAAGATGGCGCAGTAGAGGATTGGCGAGAGGATGAAGCGGGCGAGGTAAAGCATGGGCTAGACCAGCGTACAGTTCAATAGGGATTCAACTTCCCACTGATAGGTAGATGCGCCGATCTGCGAGCACACCATCGTGATGCAGCCTCCAAGTGCTGTTGTAGTTGGAGCAGCAAGCGAGAACGATTTGCCACTACTTGTGCCACCTGTCATGCCGTCGAAAGTACCATCAGTTGCAGATAGAGTGATGGTCAAAGCGCCCGTGCCTTGGTTCTTGAAGGTCTGCTTGTAACCTGCCATGCGGCTATTTAGACCACCAGTGAATGTCCAAGTGCCAGTGGTTTTCGTCCGGTATCTCTGCCATGGGGTTGCTCCTGATTCCTTGGGCCGATTGGACAAGCTAATCGCTGGAAATCAACCCGGTTTGGGAGTAGGCATAAAAAAAGCACCCGAAGCGGGTTAGGTTGTCTTTCGGGTTGGTTGCTTGTATCTCACCGCATGCCAAACCGCCTCTGCGCAGAAGCCAAGGAAGATCACCAGCACCACGCTGGCGACCAGCAGGTAGATGATGTGGTGGGCTAGGCGGGTCATGCGAACCTGGCCCAGAAGTACGTGCTGCCGTTGTAGCAGCAGACCAACATCGCACTTGAGTTCGCCGCAATCGCAATGCTGGTGCCAGAAGCACCCAGGCCGATGATGTTCTGACCGCCAGCCGTGTTCAAGGTACAGACGCCTGCATTTGGGTTGCTCACCATAATCACCACGCCGACAATACCGACAGCAGCGGTTGGCAGCGTCATTGAACCGCCAGCCCCCGTATTGAACGTGATTACATTGCCTTGTCCCATGTTGATAGTGTTTCCGTTTCCTTGTGGGCCTCCGTTCAACGCAATGCCATTACCAAAAAACGCATATCCAGCAGACACATCTCTGCGCAGAACCGGAAGAGAGTCTTGGGCGTGCAAATACAAAGCGCCTGCAAAGCCACCATAGCCACGCACACCAAGGCCGTTGCCCGCATTGTTTGCGTACATGGCCGTTGTTGGGAATCCGTCATTTGAAGCTGCATCCCCCATCCATGTGCTGTTTGAGTCGATGAGGCCGGAGTGCGCGAACTGCACTTGGCAGTCGTAGACATCCCGCAGCACGGCGGCCCACAGAGCGGTAGACTCGAACTTACTAATGTTCGCACTCGGCTCGCCGCCCTTGATGGAGCAGTAGTTCGCACGCTGCAGCAGAATCTGGCCCGTTCCAGCGTTCTCGGTGTTGCAGTTCAGCAGGTGACAGCCGGTGACAGCGTATCCAGTCGATGCGGAAATCTGAATACCGGGGAATCCTCTGGTCTTGATGGATACAGCACCGCCAGCCGTGGGAACAATTGCAGCCTCTGAATTGATGCCAGTGGTGATGTCGGTCGAGTCCAGCGCAGACAGTTGAATGCTGACATTCGGATTGATCGACTTGATGAAGTAGGTTTTCTTGGCGGTGAAAGGCGTGACGGTAGCGTTCAAGATCACAGGCATGCCCACTGCGAACCTGGATGTGTCCGCGCACGCAATGTCAGCCACGCCATTCGTCGCGGTACCGGCTACCGAAAACACTTGGTTGTAGTAGGGGCCATTTGCTCCAGAACCCTCCAGGCACACGCTGTTCAAAGAGCCCAGGCGAGAATTGAGCCAAATATGGCGGCTGAGATAAGTCGTGTTTGCGCCGATGCTGTCTTGGCAGTAGACGAATTTAATCAGCGGAGAATCCCCGGCGTTAAAGCCAGGAATGCTGTTGCCGATGTACATCCCGTTTGAATTGCCAATGAGCGTGATGTTGGTTAACACCAACTGCTCTGTGTTCTCGAAGTACAGACCCCAATCCGTGCAGTTGTGAATCGCAAGATTCTCGAAGATGGAGCAGTAGAGCCCGCGCTGGTTTTGTGCCCCGGCGTTCACCGCCCGCCTGAAATTGACGAGCGCAAGGTCTGAGACCCCGGTATGCACCATGTAAGTAGTGCCGCCAGTGTCGCTGCCAGCAGGGGTAATGTTGCCAGTAAAGGCGTCGGCAGTTCCATCGCCTTCAATGACTGTCCCGAAGGCTTCGTCTGGCGGTAGTTTTCCTGTTTGAAACGGGGCTTTCCATCCAGAGCCCTGATACTTCACGCAATCCGCAAGTGGGATGGTGTTGCTGCCGATGTTGAAATATCCAGACAACTTGACGATACCGCCGCCCGCTGCAACTGCCGCATCATGTGCAGCCATGATGCCCGCGTAGTCATTGGTAGCCGGAACAAACCCATTGGCACCCAGCAGGTATCCGCTCCCGGCAGGAGCGACAAATCCTTTAATCCCCCCGGTGCTAGGGTCGGCGGAGACGGTGACGAGCGTGTCACTCACAATAACCGGCGTCACGGCAACATCAAAATCTATCTCGCTGGCTGCGCTTGCGGTTAGCAAGATGACAATGCCCGAAGCGTAGGGGCCGTAAGTGCCACCGGTTGCGGCCGTAGCAATCACGCCCAACCCTGCGCCCTGCACAATGGATGCGTTGTAGGTGCCAGATACTGCGACTACCGCGACACTTTGGCCGGGTAGCACGTTGAGGCGGATGGATGCGCCGTTGCGGATGGTTTGTGTTGTCATGGTGTTGGTCCTGTTACGCCAGCGATTGCGCCGACTGTTTGGTTAAATCCGTCGATACTCTGCGCCAGTGCTTGATTGGCGTCGTTTCCTTGCAACTGCGTAGCCTGCGCCGCGCCTAACTTTAGCTGCTCAATGTAAATCTGCGTCTGCGCTTGCAGTTCAGCTTTCCACCTCTCGAACTCAATGCGCTGCTGCTCAAGCTGCATATCCATCAGGGCTTTTTGCTGTTCACGCTCACTATCCCTGGCGTCATTCGCGGCCTGTAGCTCAAGATTGCCCTGAATCTCGCGCAGTTTGGCTTCAGCTTTAATCTGCTCTACCTCTCGGGTCATCTGTGTTTCAGCTTGGAATTTCTGGATGTCGCTTTGCGTCTCCGCCTGATGTTTCTGCATATCAGCCTGAATTTTCATCTCTTCAATTTGCAAAGGTAGTGGTTTTTGTGGCTGCTGAGGCGGCGACTTTGATGGGTCTTGCAGGAAGTTCTGCACGTCCTTAAACCCGGCGTTCTCGATGATCTTTGCGCCTGTGTGGTACATATGCTCTGGTGTTGTAAGACCGATTGCCATACCTTCTTTTTGCAGTTGGGCGATCATCATCAGTTGCGCTGCTTTTTGCTGCACGTCACCCGTTCCCAGCCCGACATTGATGGTCATGTCGTATTGGTCACGCCATTCATTCGGGTCGTACTCAACAAACTCATCACGCAGTCGGAATGACATTTTCTTCATGTCACCGTCAGTCAGCACCTTGAGGATGCCCTGGAAGATAGGCTTCACCAGCGTCTCAGCGATGATGCGGGCGATCAGTTCCACCCGCTGCATGGCCGCGCTCATATCCATCGCCCGCCCGGTGGCGGTGTTGTTCATCGAGTCAGGGTTCAGCCCCTGAGAGGTGCGCGATACGCCGGTACGGTTTTCCCGCATTGACTGCACGTACTCAAGCATGGGCATGGACGCCCCAGCAGCGAAGGGCGTGACGTGCTCAATGACCGCGTTTACATCCCTCTGGCGAATAACACCACCAGGGCGCGAATCCAACAGGTCGTCGATTCTGGCAAGCGGCGACCAATTGGCATCCGTCAGCACCTTTGTGCGCGGATTGTTGGTCAAATAGAGGTTGTTCAGCGTCTGGCGCAATAGCTCAGTGTGCAGCTTTTGCAGGTCTGATACCGCGTCGGCAATGCTCATTCCGTCCCAGCGGTGCGGGTTGAGTATCGGGCTGGACGTAGCGATAGGAACGTGACTAACGACCTCACGCTTGAGGATTTTTTCTTCCAG